GTCGAAGACCTACCCCAACAACTGGGTCGGGGTGCAGGAGGCGGCCAAGGACGCCGGGGCGAAGTTCCCCGAGCTCGTGGCGGCTCAGTGGGCACTGGAGAGCGGCTTCGGCCAGCACACCAGCGGCCAGTACAACTACTTCGGCCTGAAGGGCAGTGGCACGACCTGCCGGACGACCGAGTACATCAACGGGGCGCGGGTGCACACCGAGGCGGAGTTCATGGACTTCGCCGACCTCGGGGAGTGCGTCCGCTACCTCGTGACCCGCTGGTACAAGGACTGGGACCAGTACGAGGGCGTCAACCGGGCGGCGACGCGGGAGGCGGGCGCCAAGGAGCTCGTCAAGCAGGGCTACGCCACCGACCCGCGCTACGCCGAGAAGCTGATCAAGCTCATGAATGAGCATCTCCCCGCGGCGGTGGATGCGGCGCCGGAGGTGGTCAAGGCCAAGCCGAAGGCGTTGCTCTTCGAGCTCGAGGCGACGCAGGATACGTGGTTGAAGAAGACAGCGAAGCCTGCCGCCGAGCTCGGGGATAAGGAGAAGGTGGCGGTCGTCAAGGGGAAGACCTACGGGGTATGCGCCTATAACGAAAGCGTTCAAGACGCACACGCCAGGGTCGAGCTGGCCGCTGGCGCCGGTACGTGGTTTGTCTTCGAGCCGCACTGGCGGAAGGTGCAGGGCGGTGGAGAAGCAGTGCCGAGCTCGGTGGATTGGGAGGACTTCGATTGCCTGGTGACACCGCACCTGACGGTGGGCGAGGTGCTGCAGTGGGATCGGCGGCGGATCCCGGCAGCTGGCACTTCCCCGAGGACGTGGCTAGTCCAGACCGCGATGGAGTTCGAGAAGGTGCGGGTTGCCTGGGGCGGCCCGCTGGGTGTGACGAGCTTCTACAGGCCGGAGCCGATCAATGCCCAGGTGGGTGGGGTGCCGGGCTCGAAGCACACCACCGGTGCGGCGTTCGATGTGTACCCCGTGGGGCGCAGCCTCGAGAGCTTCTATCAGTGGATCCGGGTGCGGTGGACCGGAGGGCTGGGGGATGGCCGCCCTCGGGGGTTCGTGCACTTGGACACCAGAGGTGGGGGTGGCTTTGTGCCAGGTGCTGGAGTGCGGCCCGCCGCGGAGTGGGTGTACTAGCTCGGGCTCACTCGAAATAGCCCCGAATCGCCACGGTGCCGCGGATGATCTGCGATGCCGTGGCGGTGCCGACGGGGATCTTGAGGCCGACCACCAGGATGCGGCCCGGATTGGTCACCAGGGGGGCATCGTTCAGACTGCGGATCACGGGCGCCGCCAGGGCGCCGATTGCTGCACCGACAGCGAAGCTCTGCACCCCGAGGGTGACGCGACGGTTGGTGGCGGTTGCCAGGGAGATTGCGGTCTGGTCGGGCGAGGCGAACCACTGCAGCACATGAGCCGTAGTTGCTACTGCTGCGCCAGTGTTGAAGGAATCGATCTCAACGCCGGTACAGACAAAGCTGTAAGGTGCGGGGACAGTAAAGCCAAACAGCGCAAAGTCGTTTTCTGTGCCGGCTACCGCTGCAAACTGAAACTGACCACCAAGGGTTGTGTAACCGGCGGCAGTGTTACTAAGAGTGGCAGAAGTAGGTGCAGCGCTGTTTGCATAGTTTGCGACTTGTGCGAAGGTAGTAGGGTTGGTTTCTCCGCCAAATCCGCTCAGCGCCGAGATATGAGCCCATGGTTTATTCAGAACTGTATCCAGCATCACTACGTCCATTGAGGACAAAATTAGCGTTGCCGCAGAAGCTGGAGCTGTGACGTTGTGAAGACGAGCAAATGCCGGTAGGCGTGAAGCGTTCCAGAGTCGAACTTGTGTTACGGCAAGTTGAATTCGACGTTCTGCGATAACTGTACCAGTCGCAGTCTCTTGAACGATGAAGAAAGCCTCGTCGTCGTCAAGAATAACGTCCCAGACGTAGTAGTTGTTCTGCCAGCCGGACGGCATTGTGACCGCACCGCCAGTGATGTCTACGCCGTTGAACGTCAGGACTGGCTGGACGACGCCGCCAGTTGTGATTTGCCAGTAGGCACCAATCGTGGGGGATGCCGTTTGGCTGGCGGGGTTGCCGAAGCCGAGCTCGATGACGGCGTTGGTGACGTGACCGGCGCGGGCGCGGAACTTGCAGTGCAGGGGTGCGCGCTGCAGCTTGGCGAATTGACGGTTGCTTGTCAGTAGCGCTGCTGAAGCAGCTGCGGCGTTGTTGGCGCTGTTGAAGTTCAGGCCGCCAGCAGCAGTCTGCGCTTGCGTGAATGTGGTAGTTGCAATAGTCACCCTGTTCGGGCTACTGACAGTTGCACCTTCAAACGGTTCGTGCAGCAGCAAGTTTGCCGCGCCAGGAATCATGTTCCCGAGGCGATCCACTCGCAGCGGTCGGTAGTTGTCGTCGTTGATGCCGCCGATCGGTAGATGGCCGTCAGTGGCGCCACGCACCTCGCCGCCGGTCTTGGGAACGGTCGTGCCGTCTGCCGCCACCAGCATCGACGCCAGACCCTTGGAGGTGTTGAAGATGCGGGCAAGGATTCCGCCCGAGGTTCCGTCTTGAAGGACTGCCATTGGTCTAAATCAGGAGAGAAGGAGCAGAAAGGATCGAGTGCCCACCACAGGCCCTGGGCATGCGGTGACCCAGGCTTGAATTGTGTTGGCTGCGGTCACGCGGGCCGCACAGGTGAAGCCGTCGAACTCGAGTTCGTCACCGTTAGTGCCTGATGCCACCATCATCACGTTTTGTCCGACTGATGCAGTGATCGAAGTGATGGTGAACTCGGTTGACCACTGCGGGTTGACGCCGAAGTCGAGTGTGGCGCTGTTGAGAACGACCCCGCCACCTGCACCCCATGTTGGAATCGCACCTGGGCCGGCAGATTTCAGCACTTGGCCGACATTTCCGGCGCTGCCGCTCAGTTCCAGCGGGCCGCGGAGATTGGCGCCGGTGAGCAGTTCGCGAGTCATCAGCCAACCACAACGACGCGATAGGCGTTAGAAGTGGGCGCAGTGGCAAACACAATCGTCAAGGTGTTGATCGTGGCGTGAGTAATATCAGTGATCACTTCTTCGCCATTGCTGTTGTTGAAAATAGCAACAGTGACATCAAGAGTGGCGAGGTTGTGAGTAACTGTGTAGCTTGTATTTGTGCCGTCGCCAATGCTGACCGCATATTTTTTAATACGGCCACTCCAGCTTGCAAGCTTGAGGGGCGTAATAAAACGGCTGTCGTCAGTACCGGTGTTGACCTCGGCCTGCGTGGCGATCTCGGCGATGCCGGGGGTCGTCTCAGACGCGGCGGGGGCTGCCGTACCGAAGGTGACCCAGCTGACAGAGCTGGTGTCGATCGTGCCGTTGATCTGATCCTGCCGGTAGCTGGTGGCGGCGCTGGTGCCTTCCTCCACCATCGTCACAGCCTGCTCCAGCTCCGCAAATGTGCTGGCGTCGAGCGCCCGCGTCATGGGAGTGGCAGCGCCATTCCAGACATAGATGCCGTTCTGAGAGGCGGTAGTCTGCGCGCGCACCAGCACGCGATCTTGTGACGCCATCGTGACGCCATCGATCGTGGCGCCGGGGCTGGCCAGGTTCAGGTTGGCCTGAGTGGCGACCCGGCAGCTGTCTTTCCAAGCGAGGCCCTCGACGAGGCTGTCCACATAGGACTTCGGAACCGCGTCGCCAGCACTGCCGGGCGTAGGCAGATTCGTGACCTTGCTGACCGACTGGAAATCGAAGTCGGTAAAAATCTTCCGTGGCATCTCAGATCAGCCTCGCGAAGCCGGCAACGGGTATCGAGAATAGTATAACGGCGGTATTGACACTCGGGTGTGAGACAGCCGCGTCAATTACTTGGCTTCCGCTATCAAATGCTTCCACGATTGGTCGAAACCCTAAGTTGTGGTTAATCGTCCATGTGTCGGAGGGTGTGCTATTCGTGAATACAAAGCCAGTGCCAGCTGGACCGGGCGGTCCTTGAGGCCCTACCCCGGTTAATTTGATGACAACGCCTGTTTCTACCTCTGCGACAATGACGCGCGTGTCGTTCTCAACGACGACGTTGGTGTGCGTTTCGTTGATTGAGACTGATGTCATGTTGCGCTAAAGCCTTCAGACGCGATAACGCTACCCTCAAGGTAGTACTCTTTCAGGCCAGAAGGGTTTATCAGAAGAAGGTCGTACTGTGACTCGCGGGGAAACGTAGTGGTTTGAGCCGAGGTAAGTCCTATTGTTATTTGTCCGGCGACCCTATTGGTGTAAGCAATTGTAAAGTCTGCATATTGAGTTGTGCGCGTACTGTCCCACGCTTGTGCAACTGCGGTCCAACCTGTCAAGTTGATTGGTAAACCAGCACTGTCTTCAATTGTCAGTAGGAGACTGAAGTCAGCGCGACGCTGAAGCTTGATGTCGTAGACCCCAGGTTGAAGCATGCGCGTGTCCTCCTGAGGCAGTTTACCGAGCTCGGGTCAACGCAGACTTCGAGCTGCGGCGCGGATTGGGTCGTACAGACCGATAATCGCGGCCACCTGATTGGCAGTGGCCCGTTTGCCTGAGACATCAGCGATTGCGCTGGCAACGGTGCCGGCGACCTTGGCCGGAGAGGCGTTGTTGTACAGCATCAGCGGCACCTCGGCGTCCAGGCGCTTGTAGATCTCGGGCAGACCGCGGCGCAGGCCCTCGTCGAGGGCGGCCTTGAGCAGGGCTTTGGCCAGGGCGATGAGGAAGGATTTCATGAGTCTTCGGAGGTGGGGCGTTGACGTCCTCGGGGGGCAGGGCGCTGGCCGGGCGAGTCCGTGATGTAGGCCCACAGCGTCGAGGTGGCGCCGCCGGCGACGGTGAATGCCTGAGTCCACTGATTGCCGCACTGACCAGGGCGACGAAGCTCGCAACTGACGACGTTGGCACTGGCCATCAGCAGCATGTAGGCGTAGCAACCAACTATGAGCCGGAGAATGAGAGCAACGATGCCGAGGTTGGTCACGGCCTCATCCTCGGTGGAAGCTGTTGTTGTGGGTAGTTGAGCGGCGCTGGTTGCGCCCGGTAGGCAAAGGCTCCTTTGATTTCGGACCAGATGACGGGGCTGAGCATGGCGGCGACTACGGCCAAGATGACGACTTGCGCCATGCGGGTTTCGAGCTGGCCTACGCGCGCCCCAAGGCTGCTTCGTTCTCGGCCATCGGCAATCGCGGCATCTAACAGGGTTTTTAGTTGCCCCTCGAGCACGCCTATCGCTCTAAGGATCTCACCGTGACTGGGCTCGTTCATGAGGCAGAGAGCTTAGGCGGAGGGCCTTTTGCGACTCAGAACGGGCGGATTGAGGCGCGTTCGGTGAGAGTCACAGGCCACACGGCAGTTTAGCGTCGGGCTCGGGGGAGTACACCGCTTTGAATCACCCGTTGCCCTGACCTTCCGGTGTAATGCCCCATTTTGTGGCAAGCCATGCCTGTACGGCGTCGCGATCGGTGGGACTTAGGACGGAGGGGAAGATGACGTACTCGCCAATCAGGCCGGACCAGCCACGGTTGAGGTAGGAGAAGTTGCGATCGTTGCCGATCTGGAAGCCACTATCCGTGACAAACGCGATGCCGGATGAATTCTTAAGGCACAAAATTGCAGGATTGTCAATAGAGGGTGAGCCAAACAAGCCTGCCGAAAACTTGTTGCTGGTGCCACCGTTGATAAATAGTTCATCAATATAAGTGCTTTGTTGGGTCAACCCCTGACCGGCCGCAAGCACGTACCAATCCAAGACACCGTTGTGGCGAGTGAGAAGACCAGCGAAATTGGTTGCGTTACCACCAAAGGCAGCATCAACAACTACATACACTTCTCCAATTGACGTAGGAGTTCCGCTGCTGTTATACAAAAAGTTGTCATGGTCTGGGCTTATGCCCCAGTCCAAGCACTTCAGTCCATTAATGCCAGTGACGTAATACGGATATGGACCGGTAGCTGATTTTGTAAGAGTCCAGCCCCGGCTGCCTTTATCAGTGACCTGAGTAATTTCGCCGCTTTCCAGCACCCCTACGGTCGATTCATCGGCAAAGTCGTACCAGAGAACAGGGGAAAGAGCGGGAATGGGGTTTGGCGGGGCGGGTGGATTCGGGAAGGGAGCGGTGGGAGGTGTGAAGTTGGAGGTATAGCGGGCGATGCCTTTTGTTATGCGGAGGTCGTCGATGTAAGCATTGATTGCTGAAGCCCCAGCAGCGCCGGATCCAATCGTTACAGGGCTAGCGTTATTATCAAGTGTTATCGAATAAGTTTGTTCAACTTCTTTCACGCCGTTGAAGAAGCCTCGGAAGACGTTGCCGCTGCGTGTTATTGCAACATGATGCCACGTTTCTTTGCTCGGAGTTGATTGAATTTGTAGATTGGTTATATCCCATGTGCCGTCGTCGCCAGTGCTTGCGTAAAACCCAAGCTCGGAACCTCCGCCGTAGTAAACCAAGAAGGAAGCAAGGCCACTCGGCCATGTGCCTTTTGAAATCAACGCTTTACCGCCAGTAGCACCAGCGGTCAAATATAACCAAAATTCAATCGTAAAATCTTGGTTGCCAAAGTCAAAAGCAGCGTCATCCGCAATACTGAGATAGTCGCCACTGCCATCAAGATAGCCACTTGCGCCGCCGTATTTACTTTGCGTTGTACTGATTTGCGCGTCACCGTTGGCGGTTACAACAAATACATTGCTACTGCTATCCGTAAATGTCGTACTGCCATTGCTGCCATCCATGTGCAGTAGCAGGCTTACGTTATCCCAGTACGGATCAAATTGAGGTCCGATCGGCCAAATCCCTGCCCGCTGCGCATCGCACTGCTCATCGAGCAGCCAACTGCCGCTGGCGTTGCTTGTCGTAGAGACGCGGCGTGGACCCATGAGGCCGCCGTTGCTTCCGAGACGTGGCATGGTTAGAAGTTGGGGAAGGGGGCGGTCGGTGGGGTGAAGTTGGAGGTATAGCGAGCAACGCTTTTGGTGATACGGAAATCGTCGATGTAGCCGTCAAAATAATTACCAGTTGATCCGTACATCTCGTCTTTGCCGAAGAGAATAGGACGGGGAAAACCGTCCGTGTTTGGAACCACGGTGGCTGCATATTCGAAACTTGTTGCGTCTTCTGTGCCGTTTACAAAGAGAGAGATGATTCCTGAATTTCTGGCTAGTGCCACATGGGTCCAGGTGTTTGCAGTCACGCTTGTGGTTGTTCCCGTAAATCCGCCTACGTTAAAATCGGCGTTAATTCTGAGAGTGCCTGCGACATTATATACACCAAGACGGAAGTCTCCGCTGTTCGTGGCTGTTGGTTTTGAACAGAAGATGGTGGCATACACCGTCGGCGAGGTGTTAAGATAGATCCATGTTTCAACTGTAAAATCCCCAGCTAAGATAAAAGGACTCTGAGTTGTAGTATCTAGGTATGCGGTAGACCCATTGAAAGATCCACTGCTGCCACCCCATTTGCTTTGCGCCGTGCTGATTTGTGCGCCCCCATATGATGCAATAGGAGTCTGGTCTGTACTGCTATCCGTAAATGTCGTACTTCCGTTGCTACCGTCCATCCGCAGCAGCAGACTTACGTTGGCCCAGTAGGGGTCGCCGCCTGCGCTTGGCCAGATTCCCGCGCTCGCCGCGATCTTCTGCTCGTCAAGATCCCAGATACCGCTGGCGTTGCTGGTAGAGGGGATGCGGGGCTTGCCGCGAAGGCCGCCGTTGTAGCCGAGCAGTGCCATGACTCAGGGCTCCGGTGATGCAGGCGCAGGAGGCTGCGGCCAGGTGATGTCAAACGGATTGGGCGCATCGGCCAGGTCGCGCAGGGCCTGGCGGTAGACAGCCCAAGCGTCACGATCAGCGCCGAGGTCGTAGTCGGTGATCTGCGTCCAGTCGCTGGCCCTGAGCAGCTGGATGCGCTGCTGGCGGATCCTGGCGTGCTGCGTTTGCAGCTCATCGAAGCTGTAGGGGCGCACGACGTACTCAAGCGCCTCACCGTCCCAGTCGATCGTTTCCAGCTTCGGGTTGCACTCAGGGCGCTGGTATGGCCCGGAGTATCCGGCGCGCTCCAGCTCATCAGGCGTGAAGGTGCTGTTGTCGGTACGGGTGCTGCCGTCCGCAAAGCGGATCCGGTGCGGCAGGGGTGCTGGGGCGGTGGCGTTGTGGGAAGAGAGGGTCATTGGTTGGGGAATGGTGCAGTAGGTGGCGTGAACGAAGACGTGTATCGGGCAACATTTTTTGTGATCCTAAATTCGTCCACATA